CATTTTCTGTAATGGTGCCGGAACTGCTCCGCTTGCGCAGGACGTAAACGGTCAGCTTGCCTAGCCGATTGAACGCCCAAGCCCCGCCGATCGAAAACATGAGTTCAGTGATAACGTCCGCGGCCGTCTCGCCATTGATATAGATGCCGGAAACTGATCGACTGCTGTCCAGGTAGGCGGTAAAAAAACTTGGCCAGTTCAAATCGTCTGCAGCCAGCCCCACATCATTTAGCGCTATCCGCTTGATAATGTCGGAACTGTTACTGATGTACCCGCCGGTATTGTCGCCCAGGATATCAAGGGTCAATAGCTTTTCCGGCTCCGCGCCCAGCTTGATGTAACCACCTGACAGCTGCGTTTTGAAATACCCAGCCGGAACCGTTGTGGCTGTGATATCGGCAACGTCACCGGCGAACGTTAACGCCAGACCACCGTCAAACGCAAACTGAACACTCTCACAGGCGCCGTCATGGAACTGATAAACAATGTTATCCTGATCAACAAGAACCGGACTGATGTTTGTCAGAGAACCATAGGCCAGCGGCTTTGAGTTACCCGCGAGCTCTATCCCACCCTCCAGGCCACCGCTTCCGGCGTATTCATTCGAGTTGACCGGGACATCCAGCAACTGTTCCTTGCCACGGAACACAATACCAAGAGTGCGCTGGTTATATATGATGTCTTCGGCGGTACCTTTAACGACAGTCACATACTCATCAATCGTGAACCCATCAGCCCCGAGCTTTATTTCAACGTCCCTGGAATCCCAATAATAGGAGGCAATAGCATCGTATTCAGTGCTACCAATCATTAACTCAATATTGCCGAATGATGTCCGACCTTGCGCGTCTTCATCGTCGCCGAATAAATCAACCTGAGAATCAGCGGCAGTCCGCAGGATTGCAGGCCAGTGCGCTGAATCGAGTATCGGACGATTAAGTCCAATCGATGCTCTGACATCCGCCTCAGCCGCTGCCAGTGGATCATAAGGCGTTGCATGAAATAAATAGGACCGGGCTGACTCCTGATCAGCAATCAGATCAATGATTGCCGGGATTGTTGAATCGTCGATGTCGGTTGACGAGTGCGGGATTGTCCCAAACGAATGCGCACCGAGTCTCATGCATCACCCCACGAGTGCAGTCGGCGCGTTCATCAGCAATCTGATATCCGCGCTCAGTGTGGCAATCTCCTCACGCAGCAAAACGTTTTCTTCGCGCAGCGTGTCGACAATCGCGTTATCGCCGGTCGTGATAGCGGACCCAATTTCCTCCAGCGTGTCGACCGTCTCATTCTGATCGACCAGGTTGCGCAGGGTCGAATCCAGAAACCCGGTGAACTCGAAAAACGCGGACGTTGATCCCAGCTGATCGCGCTTGAGGTCAACCAGTGCCGGCAGGAGGGCTGCCAACTCAGCCCGGGCAGCCGGATCAGTCCGGGCCGACGGGAGCAGTTGATTAAACAGCGTCTCAGCATTGCCCAGCTGATCGGCTCCGGAAAGCCCACCGGCGCCGCTTATCTTTAAGCTGGTCAGGAAATTACCGATGCTTGAATTGGAGCTGCTGAAATTTGAACCCCCCAACACATCATCTAATATCTTATTGATTTTTAGTGCGTTAAGCCGGGCCACTTCGGTCTGATCAGCGCCCAGGGCTATCGCATTTTCCAGCCGCGTTTCGCCGGCCTCCCGCTCAATATCAACCAGGCGCTGCAGTGGGTTCTCGATGGCCAGTATCTGGTCTTGTATGGATGTATTGAAATCTGTGGTCAGTTGCGCGGTCGCTTCGGCCAGCTTTACGTTAACTTCATCGACAGAAAACCCGAGCTTTCCAGCGACAACTGCCAGGTCGGCGAATTGCTCATTGATCGCGGCCAGTGCCTGCTCAGCCTGATTCAGCTCTGCTCCATCATCTTGGAACAGATTAATCATTTCAATGATGCCGCCGGCAGCCTGCACCAGCTCATCAATGTTTCCAGGATCCCGGCCGATGGAATTCAGCAACCCGGATGCCACCGTGTTTTGCGCGACCGAGTCAATGATCCTGACCAGTCGGGTCTTTACAACGTCGAATGGCTCATTGTCGAAGCTGTTAACGTTGAACCGCTGACCGGTGCCGGCCAAGTCGCCGCGCACCCGTTCTATCTGTCCGGGCGAGAGTAATTGCGCGATTGACTCATCGATACCCGCCAGGCTGCGTACAATGGCGTCCGCGTCGACGTTCTTACTGGACGTTACACTTAGACCACCGAAGGGTGTTTGAAGCCCCCCGGCCCCTGTCGTGAAGCCGAATTTCTGTTTATCGTCTCCACCGAACAGTCCACCGATACTGCCGCCAAGGAATGAACCAAGTGCAGCGCCAATCGGAATGCCCAAAGGCCCTAGGCCTGTCGAACTGCCAACCAGCAACCCGAGATATGCCCCGAGCCCGCCACCAGCAAGCCCGCCCGCGGTCCCGGCTGTGCTGCCGAATCCACCACTGAGCGCGGTTCCGCCGAATATGCCACCCGCTGTCAAGCCAAGTGTGGCGCCCAACCCAAGCCCGCTACCGCTGGCCAGCAGTCCACCGAGCCCGCCTGATGCTAGCGCGCCGCTACCACCCGCGGCCGCCGCCGTACCGCCACCGAGAAGCCCGAGCCCACCCAGGCCTGAACCGATGATCGCCGGCCGGAATATCAGCAGTGCAGCAATCTCACCGGCAAGTCTGGCGAACATGTCTCGTATCAGGTCGGTGAACGTCTCGAACCGAGCCTCACCGTGCCGGAATACTTCCGTGAACGCATTGCCGAATCCGCGCTGTATGTTCTCAGCGGCCCGGTCAAACGGTGCCTGCAGTTCGTTTGCCGCCGACTCCCCGGTTTTCTTGATTTCCTTCTCTACATCCTCAACCGATTTCTTGAGTTTATTTGGCCCGCCTGTCGCGTCGGCGAACTCCTGGTCAAGCTGCCGGATCAGTGCCGCCTGTTGCTCGAGCCCGAGATTGGATCCGGTAATGATTGCCAGTTCCGCCGCATAGGCTTTCGCTTTGGCCTGTAGCGGGTTTAGCCGATCCCGTATTCTCTCCAGTTGTGCAGCGAGTTTGGCGGCTTCTTTTGCCGCTTCGTCCATATCACTCGAAAGATTTCCGAGCGGTTTATCCTCCGCCGTCTTACTGAGCTCTTTCAGCTCCGTGTTTATTTCCCCTATCTGGGCTCCGGTTTCTTTGAGCTCCCGGATAACCGCTGTTTGCCGCGCGTCGGAAACACCCCTGTTCAATTCTTCTGTTAAGTTCTTTGCTTTTTCAGTTAACTCCTCAAGCTCCTCATTAAGTCCTTTTATCCGCGCGGCGTCCGTTAATTCAAAAAAGTCGATCAACGCGCCGGACAACCCAGCAACTGCGCTGGTGACCTGAGTTTTTATGATGAGCGCTAGTTTCGATAGATTGTCTTGAGCAATGACTGCGTTTTCAACAAGTTCTTGATCCAGCACAACGCCAAGGTCGCGGGCTTCCTGACGAAGTTCTCGAATTCCGGCAGAGCCCTGATTCAGCAACAGTGCCAGCTTAGGACCGGCATCGTCGCCGAATATCTGGGCCGCAAAAGCGGACCGCTCGGCATCCGATGCGAGCCCTTCCATGGCTTTTGCGAAATCTTCGAATACGACCTCGGACCCGCGGAACTTGCCATTGGTGTCCGTTACAGCAATGCCGAGTGTCTCAATGGCTTTTGCAGCAGGCCCGCCGCCACTGTTGACGAATTCACCCAGGCGACGGGTAAACCGCCGGAACCCCTCATCAACCAGCTTATTGCTGACGCCCAACTGCTCGGATGCAAACCGCATTTCCTGAAGAAACTCAGTCCCGACGCCGGCCGCCTTCGCCGCCTTATCGATCGAGTCAGCAAAACTGATCGTGCTCTTGGCCGCGCCAATCAACGCAGCACCGCCCAGAACTTTGAACAACCCGGACAGGCTGCGCAAGCCGCCGGCCAGGCCAAAAGAGCTTTTTTCAACGCGCTTAAAAGAATCCTCAACGCCAAGCATCTCAGCCTTGACCTTGCCCGTTCCATCGGTAACAAGGCGGACTCTCAGGACGTCAGTTCTGCTTGGCATTTTTCTCGCGCTCTGCTGTGATTATTGCGTTTTCAAGAATCTGAATATTGGAAAACGTTTCCGCTGTCAGTTCAACACCGTATTGTCTGGCGACGGTTTCTACCCCATCGTAAATCATCCCGGTTTTAAGCCCCATGCCGGAATAGCGCCACTGCGTACAGCAGGCCATAAACAAGTGCGTCGATTCTATGTTTTCAGGCAACAGGCCAGGCGCCGGGCATTCGTCGCACGGGTCGTCTGACTGGCGCTTGGTTTTGCATGACTCGCAGTAGCTGGGACCGATTCCGTCAGCAGAGGTTACCCACCGGACCCAGCTTTCGAGTTTTTTGCTGGTGCACCATTGCTCGCCTGAATCAATCCGATGGCAAAAGCGCGTTCAACATACGGCAGGTCGAGCAGTGCGGCCAGGGTTTCATCGGTGAAGGGGATGGGCTCATCGTCATCACTGTACACCCCCTCCCATCCCTTGATTTTGTTCGGCAGGACATGCTGCGCCTTGTCCATGTCGCCCTCGACTTCTTTGGCCTCGCTGCGGGTCATCAGCTCGAACAAGATTTTAACCTCGCTCGATTCGACATCACCGCTGCCGTCTGCTGTCGGGGAATTGATCGTGACCGGCCATAACACGCGCCGGGTCGCTGCATATTTGAACATGGTTAGATGGTCGCTACAGCATTTTTGAGGATGGTCTGCAAGGCAGTCACGCCGGCACTGCTCTTGTAGGCTTTGAACGGCAGGGTTATTTCGATGCCTGCAGGTCCTGTGATCGCCGGCGAGGTACGCTCATACAGCATCTGCTGGACAAAGAACTCGATTGACTCATTGCCGGCAGAACCCAGGCCGTCGCCACGGGACAGCGTGATTTTCAGGCTCGACTCTGTGGAGTTGATTGCCTTGTTGAGCAGTGTCGCAGAATCAAACAGCGCTGTCAGAGAGCCGGTCACTGTCGCGAACCCTTCCGGCAGTTCGACGCGCTCGCCGGCGCTACCGATCACATACGAATTCGGATCAAGTCCGTTGTCGACACTGATCGATGCCTGCGTGACCACGGCGATCGATGCCCCGCCTTCCTCGATGGCAGCCTGGAAGGTAGAGAACGGGGTATTGCCGTTGTCATCCGGTGACGCATCCAACGGGGTGGAGTCGGCTGTCTCACTCGCGCCGATCACCTGAACCTGGCCGGTCGGGAATCCTTCCTGCGGAAACGTGAAAGTCGCGCTGGCTACCTTGCAGCCGTTGTTGTATTGATACCGGCCTGATCCTGAAATGTTCGAGCCGAAATCCTTTTCGATCATAAACCCAACAGGCAGGTCACCGAGCTCCATCGTGTGAACGTAGGGGTCGGCGCCCGTTGTGTTGTTGGTGCCGTGCACATGCTTCAACAGCGTGCCGATCCATTCGGCGCCGATCTCGAAGTCCAGCGGCCCGGCCACATTGATATTGCCGGCGACAGGCTGTGTGCGTTCCCGGTCTGTGCCGATGGTATTGGAGTCCAGTCGGTTCTGCTGCGCCTGGATTGAATTCGCTGTCAGGTAAAGCACCTGTGCGGCCGGCGTGCCCGGCGTCGTTTTGTAGGTTGCCTCCTCAACGAGGACAGTAGTAGTCTGTGTACCGCGCGCCTGTGCCATGTTTCAAATCCTCTTTAATACTCTGTTTACGTTCTGTTCCTGAGCCGTAATATTCTGGCGTTCATTTCTTTCTGCAGTGTCGTTACCGCATGCAGCGATATCGGGGTGTCTCTTGTCACCCATAGGGTAATTAGACTCGGGCCGAATTGTTCCTGTATCGGCAGCCTTGAGTTACCCGTGCGCCTGAATACACCAACGTGCCCGGTCTTTGGCATCGTCGTTATGAATGCGCCTTTTAGCAGAATGCGTCGACCTGCCTTATATCGCTTGACGGTTACACCGCGCTTTGTCTGCCTGGCGCCCATCGCGATCAATGGCACGTGCCGTCCTGATACATCTAAGGCGGCCACTTGTTTCTTTGCGTTGGCGCGCCTGATTTTCACACCACGTTTTAACACTGCCGCTTTGACGTTGACTTGCTTTCTGACTTCTTTTGAATAAAACGCGCGTGTACTCGTTGCCGCTCTGTTCAGCGCCCTGGCCGTTTCCCTCTCGATGTTTGTCGCAACACTGGTCAGCCGTTTGCGTATCCGTTTGGTCACGGCCCGGTCGATTTTCAAAGCAATGCTAGTCACCGTACACCCGCTGATAGCTAAACGTGTAGGTTAGCCTTACGCCGGCAACATCACTGCCGGATTCAGGTGGATCAATGTCATCAATTCCGGTGTAATCGACAACTTCGACAATCCCGCCGAGCGTAATATCTGCTTGTTCAACGGCGCGCTGCACGTCCTCTATCAGTTGCTCTATGCTGACCGTTGGCGTTGTTTTGTCCTGAACGTATCCCTCAATGTTCACGGTACGCTCGCAGCGGTAGCTATTAAACGTGAGCTTTTCTACGAACTCCTGGCCGCTGAATACTGTAATGATTGGAAACACACAGTCGTCTTGAAAGTAGCGGATACCCGCATTGACTTGGTTGCCTGCGTTCGTGTTATACCCGCTCGCCGTCAGTATCGCCTGTAGGCGTGTCAGGATCGCCTGAAATGCGTCGTTTGCGGTTGCGCTCATAAAATCCTTAACTGATACGCTATTGGCAGCATACATTGCCGGCAGCGCTTGAAAAATTAATCCAGATGTTGCAACC